CGATCTCATCTTGTGCCGTGTCGATCTCATCTTCTTGTGTGTAATGCCCGATGATTGGGTCTTGCTCTCCTTCCGATTCTTCCTTTTCTATCCATGCGTTGAAAAGTTTTTCTTCTTTGTCGAATCCTTTGAGCATTTGGGCTGTGTCGAGGTCGTCGGTTTCAAATGCCCAATATGTTGTCCCCGCGAAAACCTCATTACGTTTTGCTCCACACGCACTCAAGTGTTCGCCCATTTTGTAGGATGTCGTGTCTCTTTCTGCTTCGCTGTGTGTCATGGTGTCCCTCTCTTTCGGTTGACTGCGTTGACTTGATGCATATATAATACAGGACTGATACATGTATTGCAAGGGTTATATTACTATTAATTCATTAATAATACATATGCTACATATGCCAAGTGTTTTGCTTATCTTTGTTGTGATCGTTCAACACAGGCGCTTGTCTTGTGATCTTGCTGGTTGGTGTAGTTCGAGAAAGCGCTTTGTGTAACGTGCTTATTCACTAGCTGTTGTTAATGCTTTTATCTACTGACATGCGCTGTTTACGATGTGCTTTGTCTTGAGGTTATACGATGTTGAATAGACTGAATATCGTTAGGCAAGACTAACACCTAATATTGTCATACTTACATATACTTAATGATGTAACAAATAATCCTCTATCGACTTGTTAATTAAGCTACTCTCATTAAAGTAGTGAAAAACATGTTTACATGCTCTGAGTAGTGGAGTAAAAGTACTATAATAACAACTAGGTCTAGTTAAAGGACAAGTAGTGTTGATCTGCTCTAATCCACTTTGATTGCATGTACTTACGTGAATGAGTTACCTTACGTTGATCTACTTTAATAAAACTAATAGACGTTGGTACTAACTTCCTCCTAGCGTTCTTTGATCTATCAGGTAGACCAAGAGACATTACGAGTACTAAAGAGGGGGGGGAGCGAGACAGGCTCTCTTGTCGAGCGATACCCCCGTAAGGTAAAACTTCCCTTACACATACACGTTGATCTTATTTTACGTTGATCTTATTTTATTTTAACTTCTATCACACATCTTAGACATTCGGGTGACAGGTGCGTCTTAATTTAAGACAGGTGGAACCAAGTGAGAGCTAAAGAGATCAACGAAGCTTTGGATACCTTGTACAGGTTTAACTTAGAGTTGTTTGGAGTTAATTCTAAAGTTCTTGCTAGGTGCAATATCTTTAGAGATGGCGAGCTAGTGGACATAAAGAAGTTGGTTCAAGAGCTCGACTATCTAAGTGCGTCTTTGACTTCAGGTGATCACAAGGTACGGATTGTTGTAACAAAGGGGGATAAGTGAATATACTTTATAACGTCCTAGCGATCTTGGGTATTGTTTGGAGTGTTGGGTGTCTTTCCTTCCTAGCAGGAATTAGCTTTAGATGGGGATGGCAAGTAGCTTCTAATCGCTTCAAGAGAGAGACTGGCATCTACTACACGTTCGGTAATTCTATTAAATAGCCCTCCATACCTGCTCTCCTCCTTTTCGAGAGCCTGTCTAGTTTCGGGATGTGGTGATGGGCCTCGTCACCTCATCTTGTAATAAGATAGGTAATATTATGTATAGAGCTGCGACGTTCCAAAAGGGTATGACTATAGATGAGCTTAACTTCTGTAGGGAGTACGCCATTACAGGTAACGCTGCCCTCAGCGCTCGTAGGGTGTACTCTCATCATAACTACGAGAAGGCTTATCAGGAAAGCACCCTGGTTCATAAGCTTCTAAGAAGGAAGGATATCTTGGATAAGATAGAGCAGTTCAGAAAGAGTTACTTCGATAAGTACGGTCAGGATCTAGGGGACGAGGTAATGGCTAGAGCAAGAAAGGCTGATGATAAAGATGCCTTTCGATACTATAAGCAGGCCATGGATATCATGGGTGTGGAATCTCCGAAGAAGTCCGAAACTAAGGAAGAAAAGATCCTGTCTATCCCAGCGCATGATGTTGGTCAGCTTGAAGCTGATATTACTGTAGAAGCTGAAGATGTGAAACAACTCGAAGAAGGCAGTGAAGAAAGTAAAGATGTATAATATCTATCAGCGGTTTTCAGATACCGAAAGTATGTATCGGTATATACAGCGTCACATAGAAACGTATAAGGATGTTTGGCCTGTGCATTTCGATATCAGTACGGATTTCGATATGACGAAGAAAGCATGGCTGAACGTAGTGTCCATTACGTTTCCTAAAGCGAGGGGGGAAGATGTACGACGAATTAGGCGTAACGCCGTTAAAGGTAAACAAGGATGATCGTGGATCGTTATACGAAGTTATCCACGATATCGATATCCCTCAGTTTGGTCAGCAGTATGTTGTAACGACAAGAGCCGCTGGTACGATACGAGCGTTTCATCGTCATGCCGAGCTGTGGGATTGGTTCACGATTATTAAGGGCTGTGCTAAGTTTATTATCGTTGGACCTGAAGGTGTTCCCCACGGTCCCTCTACGAAGCATATCTTTATCCTAGATGGATCTCAGCCTGAAGTCTTGACTGTTCCTCCTGGCTATTGGCATGGCTGGCAAGCCTTAGAGGATAATACGATTCTAAGCTCTATGGCTTCTCATAAGTACAATAAAGAGAATCCAGATGAAGAGCGTGTTCTTCCTCATTCGTTCCGTGCTAACTGGACTATTCAGTGCAAATAATTAAAGATAAGAAATCTAGATCACTGGCTAAGACGCTGAGCTGGAGAATGCTCGCATGTACAAACGGAGTAGTGGTTACAGCAATAGTGCTTGGCGATTGGCAGGCAGGTTTGAAAGCTGGTGTGCTTGCGAACTTGACCGCGATAGCTATTTATTACTTCCATGAGAGAATATGGAATTCAGTAAAGTGGGGTCGTGATGGGCGGTGCGAATCAAAGTAATGGCGGGAATGTGCAGAGTCAACTCCAGCCCTTTAACGGTGGTGGACAATCTATTGATAATATGAATGATAAAATGGGTGGAATTAAAAAGGGCTTTGGTCAGGGATCTCCACCTGAAAGCCCTGATCAAGCAATGGCTCTACATAACGAAGCAAAGCAACGAAGAGAAGCGTCGATGACTCCGCAAGCTCCTGGTCCTGGTAAGCCTTATAAGCCGCAAGCTAGACCTATGTACGGCAGTATGTCTGAGAATAAAACTAATCCGTTTGGTTCGTCACAGAATCCAATGCAGCAATTTGGCTCTCAGTTCGGTGGAGGGTCTGGGGGAAAGTAATGATCGAATCTCTTATTATAGGTGTGACTTCTAACTGTCAGTTGAAATGAAGGTAATATGCTTAAACTCGATTTAGGCTGTGGTCATGGATGTCGTGAAGGTTATACTGGTGTAGATTACATCGACATAGACGGTGCTGTTAAATGTAACCTAGAAAAAGAAATCTTACCGTTTGGTGATAATAGTGTTTCTGAAATCTATTCGTCACATTGTTTTGAACACCTTGATAGCATGAGGCATGTTTTCTCACAGATGGTTCGTGTTTGTAAGAATGGTGCTAAGATAGAAATCTGGACTCCTCATTTTTCTAATCCAATGGCTATGTGTTATGGACACAAAGTTGTGTGGTCAGAGACTCAATGGATGCAAATGTGTGGCGAGTTCATACACGTTTGGTTTGATTTAAAAAAAGGACACATCCAATACGACTCATTTGAATACGATAATGAAATGTGCGAGATAAGCACACCTGAAAAAGTTTTCAAATATTACCATCAGTTTGCAATGATAGGACATGTTGAGAAATGAGAATACACTTTGCTATGGGGGCCGAGTATCACAAACAACACTTTACAGACATAAAAGCTAGGTTGGAAGAACGTGGCCATGATTGTAGTTACGACTATGATGGCCAAGAGATAGCCATGTTGTCTGATGCTGGTTGTACTGTTCTTACTGAAGCCCCAAAGTTATACAACATGAACCACAATTTATGCAGTAAGAATATCTTTTGGATTGATGGCACTCGCAAGGACTATAACGATAGAGAACTAGGTATGACACATCTCGTACCTTCTGAATGGTTTGTTGACCGATTGAAACGTGCAGGTAGAGAGGCTATCTCAGTTGGTTGCCCCAGACTAGATGCAGTCATTGGTGTGAAGCCTGTCGAGAACAGAGCGTTCTATTCCAATACTTGTCACCACACCATTACATCTCGCTTTGATATAGGGCCTAAGATTTATGAACTGCCATGCGATCTGAAGGTTAAATACCATCCTTATTATTCTAAGGTAGGTGGGCGCATTTATGATGAGAATATAGATACCATCTATCCTGACTCTTGTAAGAACGGAACTGGTGAACTGAATACAGCAGAAGCACAGGTAGTTATATCTGATTACGCTACGGCAGCCATTGATGGTATCATGCTAAATCGTCCAACCATATTTTATTACAATAAATGCTACGGTGAATCAATCTATTATAATGAGGATAATGTTGAGATCATAGCTAGTGATGGTGGCTATGTTTGTTACTCATTAGATGAAATAAAAGAAATGACTAAAAGAATAATGAATGGCGAAGATGAAAAGAAAGAACGTAGGGAGGAACTGTCTGAAATGTTTTGGGGCTATAAAGGCGAAAGCCTTGATCGTATAGCAGAGGTAATTGAACATGGCTAAAACTGTCTATACCTACGGAGTGTGGGATTTATTGCACTCTGGTCATATAAGATTGCTACAAAAAGCCAATGAATTTGGAGATGTGCTGATTGTTGGCGTAGTGAAGGACAAAGCAGTAAGGAAAAAGAAGGGTAAAGACCGTCCCATTCGTTCTGAGTACGAAAGACTAGCTGTAATCAAAGCACTTAAGATGGTTGACCATGCTATTCTCCAAGATGAGTTCGATCCGTCCAATGAAATGCGTACAATTGGTAAAATCAATGTCCTCGTTAAAGGCGATGATTGGGATTACATCCCTGGAACTGAAGCGATAGAAGAAATGGGCGGGATGCTCATTAAACTTAAATACACAGATGGAATATCAACGTCTGATACCGTAAAGAAAATCAAATGCTCCTAATATCGCAGAACGCTAGACTTCTTGACATTCCATTCTGTAAAGAAACTGTGTTCAGGTTGAATACAGCTTGGGTTCAAACCAAAGAAGACCTCTTCTATCTTTTGGAAAACATAAAGGGCGATGTGTTCTTAGATTTTCCAAAGGGTAGAACGAAACCACCCAAGCCTGTTCTTCGGATTGGCGATCTACAGGAAGCTATCAGCACATTCGATAAGATTAAATACTTCGCACTCTCTAACGTAGAATCAGGGCTGGATGTTGACGAGATGCGAAGGCTGGTAAGCACTGTTAAGCTGGTTCCGAAGATAGAATCAAGGGCTGGTATAGAACACATCTTTAGTATTATTAACGCGTTAAAGGATGACGAGAAATATCTGATGCTCGATAAGGAAGACTTGTACGTTGACCTTAAATGCCATGATGGAAAATTCGTAAAGTACATCGACATTCTAAGGTCAATGTGTAGAGAGCGTGGGAAAGAATTGCTTCAGCTTCAAGGCGTTATCTTTACATCTTAGTCAGGGGAAAACATGTCAATCTTAGTTGTTGGTGGAGCTGGATATATCGGATCTCAGCTAACAGAAGAACTTGTGTATGGCGGCGATAAGGTAAAGGTTCTTGACCGAGGTTACTTTGGATTTGAAAGTATCAAGCATCTTAAAGAAGATATTGAACTTGTTTCTGCCGATATGCGTAATGTTCCTTCTAGCTTGTTCGATGGTGTTCGTGTTGTTGTTAATGTTGGTGGGCTTAGCAATGATCCTACCGCTGAATATTCTCCAGTCGCTAACCATGAAATGAATGTGACGGCTAGCTATGAATTGGCAAGAGCAGCTAAAGATGCAGGAGTTAAGAAGTATGTTCTGGCATCATCTTGTTCTATATACGACAGGGGATTGGTTGACGAATCCGCAGATGTTCTGCTCGAAGAAGGAGCTGAGGTTAATCCTCAAGCTGCTTATGGTAAATCTAAGTTGGATGCGGAGAGCGCAATCTTCCCGCTTCAGTCCAAAGAATTCAAGGTTGTTGCACTGAGGAAAGGTACTGTCTTCGGTGTGTCATCTCGCATGAGATGGGATCTTGTAGTGAATACGATGGTTAAAGCTGGTTTTCTTAAAGGCGCTTTGCAGTTGAATTACAACGGTCAGATGTGGCGACCGATGGTTCATATTCAAGATGCTGTTCATGCTTACTACATGGCAGCGTTGTCGGATATGGATGGTATCTATAACGTAGCGTCGTTTAATATCAGAGTATCTGAGATAGCTGTTATCGTTGCTAACGAATTGCAGGAACGTGGCTATCCTTGCAAGATAGAATCAAACGATCTTGCAGAAGGTATTCGTTCTTATCGTGTGTCCTCTGAGAAGATACGATCTCTTGGCTGGAAGTCTAAATGCACACTTCGAGAAGCGGTTAACGATATCATCGAGTACATTGTTACAATGAATAATCAAGACCTTGAATGGGATAACCCAGTTAACTACAATATCAAATGGATGAAGACCATAGATGCCTGTGCGCTTGCGTTAGGTATCGATAGGAAGTCATACGAATGTATCTAATCATTGGTGTTACAGGTCAGCTAGGTCAGGAGTTATATGCACGTTATCCTGGCGCGATAGGACTACGGCACTCTCATATAGCGGTAGAAGATCCGTTGATCATCGAAGCTATCACTGAGATGCAGCCGAAGGTTATTTTTAACTGTTCCGCCTATCACGTTCCTTCTGATTGCGAGATATATCCTGAGAAGGCGTATCAGATAAATTGCCTTGGACCACGCAACCTAGCGATAGCGGCAAAGAAGGTTGGAGCGAAGCTTGTTCACTTCTCTACCGACTATGTATTCGATGGTAATCTTGGAACAGAATATGCTGAATCAGACGTTCCTAATCCTATCAATACATACGGTATTACGAAGCTAGCTGGTGAGCATTTCATTCGTTCTCACTGTGATAATTACATTATCGCTAGGGTGTCTGCACTGTTTGGAAGATATAAGTGCAAGGCAAAGAAGTTTAACTTCCCGCAGATGATGATCAATAATGCGAAGAACGGAGTGCTGAACGTAGTTGATGATCAGTTCATTACTCCGACGTACACATACAATCTCGTACAGCAGATCGATCTTATGTTGAAAGAGGATCTTCGTGGTGTGTATCACACGACAAACGAAACAACGGTATCGTGGTTTGAATTCACGAAGATGATAATGAAGACAATCGGTATGGTAGTAGATATCGTTCCGACAAAGACAACCGAAGGGAATGTAAATCGTCCCATTAACTCATCTTTAGATAACGGCGTTCTGAAGGTACTTAGGTTAAACGCAATGTGGGACTTACAGAAATCATTGGGGCATTATCTAAATGGCTTACACGAAACCATTTGCGACGTTACTGGATAGCATTAAAGGATTACCAGTTAACGAAGCTTCCGCTAAGTTCATGGCTGGATGTCGTAGGCTCGGCGCTGAAGAACGCATAAAGAATCTGTATAAAGTTCGGCACAAAGATGGATCTAACGTAAGCTTTGTTCCTAACTCTGGACAGATGAAGTTCTGGAAAAGCCACACAAATAGGGATCTCATTCTCAAGTCACGGCAGATTGGCTTCACTACATTCGCGTGTGTTGTTGGATATGACATGGTGGTGTTTGAGCCAGGTTCTCACTGCGGCATCATGGCTGATAAGCGTGAGCGTGTTAAAGAGATCTTTGCGATGGTGCGTCGTATCCATCGTTTGTTTATCAAGGATTGGGCTAGTCTTGTTCCTCTCGCTGCTGATCAGAACAATCAGAACGAGATCGCATTCCATGATAGAGATTCAGCGATGAAGGTGGCTTATGACTTTAAGGGATACACTCTCAAGTATCTGCATATTTCTGAAGCTGCCTTTATTGATGATAAGCGTATTACTGAGTCTACTGAGTCTATTCCTGACAGTGGTAGGATTGTCATGGAAACTACTCCAAATGGAATGGGAGGATACTACTTCCACCAATATCAAGGCTCGATGATCGGGAAGGGAACGTACAAGAGTCACTTCTTCCCTTGGTTCGATCATTATCCAGAACATCGAATAGAGGTTCCTGAGAATCCTAACTGGTCTGTAAGGGAAGAAGAGATTCGTAGTCTCTATACTCTCGATGACCAGCAGATGATGTGGCGTAGATGGAAGATCGAAGATATGAATGGGGACGAAGAGGAGTTCAATCGCCTCTATCCTACTGATGAGATCAGCTGCTTTCTGTCTGGTAGGAACCAGGTATTCAGCCAGGGTGTCTTGAATAGGTTGAATAAGAGTAAGACTGATCCTGCGTTTAAGATTACTCTTACTGAAGATGGCCTACAGATCAAAGCAGATGACGATGAGCTAAGTGATTTTTGGGTGTGGCAGAAACCACAATCTGGAGAGGTCTATGCGGTTGGCGCAGATCCGTCAGAAGGTATTGGCAAGGATTATGGTGGCGTATGCATCATCAGATGCAAAACGGGACGAGTGGTTGCAGAAGGTCAGTTTCAACTTGAGCCTGATTTGTTTGCTAGATGGCTCTACAGAGTCGGTAAATATTACAATAATGCTCATATATGTTGCGAAGTTAATAATATTGGACACGCTGTATTGCAGACGCTTGTAAAGCTGTACGGCAATCTCTACAAGCGCAGGACGATTGACGAGCGCACAGCTCAGCCCACGAAGAAGGTGGGCTTTCATACGTCTAGAGATACCAAGGTCACGGTAATCAATAATCTAAAGTCTGCCTTGCGTGACGGATTGCTGGCTTCTAGCAGCGCACGATTCATGCAGGAAGCTACGGTTTATATCAGAGAAGAAAACGGATCTTACAATGCTCAGGCTGGAGCGCATGACGATCTTGTTATGTCGTACGCGCTCGCGTGGGAGCAGGCTAGATTGATTGGTGATGTAAGTAGGGCAAAGGAAGAGTCTTTAGAGGACACAATGTCCATCAATCCTTATACTGGATTTCTTGAGCATAGAGCGCAAGAAGGGTGAATATGGAATCATCTAAGCAAGAGAGAGCAAAGTCTCATGTAGAGTGGTGGATGAGTAATGCAGAGTCTTTTTGCGAACCGTACTTCGAGAAGTTCAGTCGGTTCCTTACCATCTATCTTGCTAAACAGGCGAGGTTTCAGAACGTACCGTCAGCACAGCGAGCTAATCTAAAGCCGCCTTACGCCTTCCAGCAGGTTGAAACGCTTAGACCGCAGATCATGGAAACGATCTTCGGAGAGCGTCCGTATCTCCAGCTTCAAGGTCGTGGCGTAGAGGATGAAGAGACAGCTACAGTCATGTCTGAGTTCATTGATCAGCAGCTAGATGAGATGGGTCTATACGAAAAATACGATACCTTCGAGAATGGCTTACTTATCTATGGAACGTCTATCGCTAAGGTTCCGTGGGTTGTTAAGGAACGCACTGTTCGTCGTAGAAAGAAAGTTGTTGACCCTGAGATGGGTATCGAGATTGTCAAGATTGTCGAAGAAGAGGAAGTTTACTATGACAATGCAGACTTTCAGCCAATACCTATCACTGACTTTTACCCTGATTGGCGAGCTACTACTTGCAATGTACAGGACTTTGATTGCGCTCATCAGATGGATAAGAGCTATTGGGATCTGAAGGACAAAGAGAAGAGTAAGAATGATCTTACTGGCGAAGATGACGGCTTCTATATCAATCTTAAGGAGCTTCATCAGGCCATTACAGATGCAGATGGCGATATCGTTACGAATGCTACACCTTCCAAATGGGAAGAAGATAAGAAGGGATCGCTTGATCAGGATCATACTTCAAAAGGACTTGACAAGATTAAGGTGACAGAATGGTGGGGTCTGTTCAGTCCAAAGGCAGGTAAGGCTCCTATCCCGTATGTCATTACACTTGCTGTAGACTTCGGTATCGTTATTCGATGTGAGAAGAATCCGATGCCAGGTCAGCTAAAACCGTTTGTTGCTTCTCCTGATTATCCTGTAGCTGGAGAGTTCTACGGTATTGGCGAGATTGAGATGATCGAATCTCTTATTCAGGAAGCTACGTCGCTTAGGAACACAAGGTTAGATCAGGCGAACATGGCGCTGAACCGTATGTATATCGTAGATAGAACAGCTGGTATTAACCATCGGTCTATCTATTCAAAGCCAGGTGGCATCATTTGGGCTAACGATATCAACGGACTTCGAGAGCTGCCTCCACCTGAAGTAACGTCTTCTTCGTACAAAGAGATCGGTCAGGTTGAGTTCGATATCCAGAATACTACAGCGATTATCAACGCTGGTCAGGGATCTTCTAACTTCGGTAAGGCGTTCAGTAAGACAGCTACTGGAGTTAACTTCTTCGAGAAGTTCACCTCGAACCGTATTGCTTCCAAGATTAAAATCCAAGAAGCTTATGTTCTTCGTCCTCTACTTACTCTCATGCTTCATTACAACCGTGAGTTCGTATCAGAAGACAAGGTAGTTCGAGTTACGAATAAGCCATTCAACTTCTCAGAGCTTCCTATGGAGGCGTTTGAGCAGGAGTATGACTATAAGCGCATTGCAATATCTGAGAAGGTCATGAAGGCTGAGCGCCAGAACAACCTCTCGATGGTGTTCCAGACCCTCATGCCTTTTATCCAAGCGTATCCGCAGGTCTTCAATGTGAATAACCTGATCGGAGATTTCTTGAAAGAGTTTGAGTTCAAGAATGTTGATCGTTATTTCAACAATGATCAGTATATGCAGATGATGCAGCAGCAACAGCAAGCTCAACAGCAGCAACAGCAAGCTCAACAGCAGCAACAACAAGGGGGTCAGGATGGACAACCAGGAGCTGGACAACAGGGTCAGATGGCTACAGGAGCAGCGCCAGGATCTGGTGGCCCAACAGGTTGAAGCAATTAAGGTCAAAAGACTACTGAAGAATAAAGATTATAAGGAATTGGTTCTCAAACAAGCGCATTTAGAGTTAGATGCTTTGCTCCAAAAGCTCTCGGCTCCCGTGGATGTAACCATTGGCACAACTTCGATAGGTGGGATCGAAGCTGTCAGGTACATTCAAGGACAGGTCAAGACAACTAGAGGACTAACCACCTATCTCGATAATAAGATACTTGCTTGTGAGCAAGCCGATTCCGCTATTGTAGATATTGATGAAGAGATCGAATCACTAACAGGACAACCATTTACCGACAACCAATAATGGCTCGGCGTGGCTCCTACAAGGGAGGATAGTATGCCTAACGAACAAGACGAACTGACAACCGAAGATCTTGAAGAAGTATCCGCTGAGGGGATCAGTGAAGGCAGTGAACTTCAGAATGAGATCGTAGAAGACACGGCTCAGGAGTCTGAAGAAGAAGTAGAAGAAGAAGCTGAGGAAGTAGAAGAAGAAGCTGCACCTAAGGATCAGTGGGGTGGAGATTACGATAAGCTGAGGGGATCTTACGATAACCTTCGTGTGTATGCTAATCGTGTTAAGCAAGAAGCTGATCTCCGCTTTGCTAATCTGGAAGGTAGGCTTAACCAGATCAATCAGCCTACTGAAAACATTACAGCAGAAGAGCGGTTTGAGCAGGGAGTTAAGCAGAATCCTCGCCAAGCTGTTGAAGATGTTGCAAGGAATGTGAATCAGGAAACCGCGAATCGCTTGGCTACGATTGAACAGCAGCAGCACTTGATTGCCTTAGAGCGTGTCGAAGGTGTTCTCATGGGTGAGCATGAAGATTATGCTGATATGAAGCCTGTAATGAACGAGCTGTGGCAATCAGGGAAGTATGCTCATTTAGTCAATCCAAAGAATCCGAACGCTCCTGAGTATTTAGAGTTCCTGTACTTCAAGGCCAGAGAGACAAACAAGGGTGACATTGTACGCAGAGCGAAGAAGCAGGGTAAGGAAGAAGCTGCTATCGTTCAGCGAAACAAGAAGAAAGCCTTTGCTGAGTCTGCTGGAAAGAACACTGGATCGAAACAGAACTTCAAAGATAAAAGCCTAGCAGAGATGGAGAAAGAATTAGGACTTTCTACAAATCGTACCGCTACGGTCTAGGCTACACGAAAGGAAAGAATCATGGCTACTGGAACAAACACCACAACGACTTTGAGTTCAAATCTTTGGACTTACTACAACAAACGTCTTCTTGGTCGCCTGGAAGAGAATCTTAAGTTGTATCAGCTTGGCGATCAGCGTCCGTTGCCGAAGGGTTATGGTAAGGTTGTTTACTTCCTGCGCTATAACAACATGGTGGTTACGGACGGACAGACGCTTGTTGAGGGTACGGTTCCTGATGACACGGCGCTTTCTAGCGTTAACGTGACATCGACGATTGTGCAGTATGGTAACTACACCAAACTTACTGACCTGATCAGCACCGTTGCAATCGATCCTGTCGCTAAGTCTGCGATTGACATTCTTGGTTATAACGCTGCTCTTAAGACGGACACGGTTATTCGTGACCATCTCGACGGCGAAGGCGCTACGCAGTATGCGAATGCCAAGACCGCGTTGTCTGATGTTGGTACTGGTGATCTGTTGAAGGCGAAAGAGTTTCTTAAAGCAGCCACCACGTTGAAATCGAATGCTGTTCCTACCCGTTCTGATGGCTGTTACACGGCTGTCTGTCATCCTGCTGTTCTTTATGATGTAATGAATGACACGGCGACGGGTTCTTGGATCGATATCAACAAGTACACGGATCGTGAACATGCGTATAAAGGTGAAGTTGGTAAGGCGTATGGCGTTCGTGTGATCGAATCTCAGAACATGAGTTCAGTTGCTGAAGGCACGAGTGGTAGTGCGACTGTATTCAATACGCTGGTCCTTGGAGAAAACTGCTTTGCTATCATCGAGCTGAGCGGTCAGAACCTGAAGACCTTTATCAAGCAGGCTGGTTCTGCTGGTACTGCTGATCCTCTCGACCAGGTTTCCACGGTCGGTTACAAGATGACGTTTGCAGTTCAGTATCTTGGTGGATCGGATGCTTTTGATACGGATCGACTGATCAAAATCAAGTCTGGTACCGCTTCAGGTATCACCTAAGGATAAGCTAGGTTCCCCCCCTAACCAAGCTGCCAAGACCCCGCCTCCTCTCATAAGGGGGAGGTGGGTAATCTTGGTCTATGAGGTATTTATGTATGCAAGAGAGCTTGAAAGAAAACTGAAGAAGCAGAATCTTGGGCTATGGATGCACTGGAGAGATGCAAAGCCAGACTATGGTAAGTTCGGTACAGTTGGATTGTACTGGAATAAGGACTATATCTGTGCTTGTCCTCTCACTGATATGCCTGAGAAGACTGTTATGGATGGACAGCGAATCGCTGCCAGGGGGTGGCGGGACGTTTTAGCTGTAGTTCACGGACAAGGATATATTTGATCTAGGGGGAACATGCCGAAGATTGCGATGCTGCATAGCGAATGGAACGGGTGTGCTCATTGGCGAGTATTTGAGCCAGCTAGATTCTTGAATAAGCTTAAGGGATGGGAGATCGTTTATTTCCCAAAGACTAAGCAACTCAAGGGCAACCTCGATTACTACAAGAAGAAGTGCGAAGGCTGCGACCTGATTGTTAGTATGCGTGTTGACAACATCAAATCAGTTCAGATGCTCATGGTGCTTCGTCATGTATGTAAGGTTCCTTTGGTGTTTGAGACTGACGATGACTTCCAGAACGTGGATCATTACAATATCTCAGCTCATCATTGGAAGTTTGGATCAGAACCATATACTTGCGGCACTCTCCAGCAAGCTGAATCAGACCTAAACCAGTTCTCTACAATGCCACTCAAAAGGAAGTTTGGGTACGCTAACTCTTGGGTCTTACCTAACCTTATCGATGTAGAGAAGGTAGGTGCGTTAAGGCAGGAGAATGATACGGACTTCATTCGTATTGGCTGGGCTGGTTCTGCTACGCACTACAAGGATCTTCATGGTATTATACCAGCGATTGATCGTATTCTCGCTGAGCATAAGAACGTCAAGTTTGTACCTATCGGTATGAAAACTGATTTCATGCACAAGGATTACAATGAGCATGAGAAGGTTCATACCTTAAAAGATAGATATGAATATACCGAAGGCGCTCACTTCAGAAAGTGGCCCAAGCTACTTGCTGCTGCTAAGTTAGACGCTGTAGTCATTCCGTTAGAAGATATTGTATTTAACCGCAGTAAATCTAATTGCAGATATCTTGAGTTATCTTCACTTAAGATACCAGGTATCTACGGTGGCGTTACTCCATATTCAGATACGATCAACCATAGGAAAAATGGTTATATCGTAAATCCTATGGAGGTTTCTGCTAGAAAACTATCGAGAAGCACGATAGAGAAATGGTATGAGTATCTTAAGATGCTTGTCGAATCTAAAGATCTTCGTGAGGAGATCGGCGGAGCAGCACACGAGAACGTGAAGAACAACTACTCTCTTCAGAACAATCTCAATAAGTGGTCTGATGCTTACGAAGAAATGTTAAAATCGAATGTGTCCTTG